CAGATATTTATCGGGCTTGTCGGGTATCTAATCATGATACGCCCAAGAAAAAAACGGTTTCGGCTACATTCACAGCACCTAAATCTCCAAAGGTGGGGCGTACTCTTGTTATAAAAGAAGATGTGAAAACGGTAGCGGAAGCTAGACGATTGGCAGAAAAAAAACTACGTGAAAAAAACAAAGATGCCACAACCATGACACTAGAGGTTCATTCTAGTATGCATATAGATGCGGGCATGACCTTTAATCTTGTGGATTTTGGGAAACTTAACGGCAAATACATTGTAACAAGAGTGGCCTATACACAATTTACTGTAACACTCGATTTAAGGCGATGTTTGGAGGGGTACTAATGAAAATGGAAGAGTGCATTGTATCCTCCGTCTATCCAGAGCGCGGTACTGTTCGTGTGAAACGTGAACAATCGGATGGGATAGTCTCTCAAGAGTTACCTATATTGTACTTGTGGACGTTGAAAAATCAGGCTTTTACAATGCCAAAAATAGACGAGCATGTTGTATGTATTTTTAACGGATCAGTAGGCTATGTGTTAGGTGCTGTCTATAGTAATGTAACGGAGCCTCCAGTGAAGGATGTCAATAAACACTATATTCGGTTTGAAGATAACTCTTTTGTGGAATACGACACAGCCACACATGAAATGAGGATTGAATGTGTCGGAAATATATTTATAAAAGCAGATGAGGATATTTTCTTGGATGGTCGAGAAATTCATTTGAATTCAGGAGGGAAGTAATATGCCTGCAGCAATCCGAAAGGGAGATATATGTAAAGGTCATGGCTGTTTTGTTCCCAGGCCCAATGATGAGGGCAGCCCTAATGTGTTTATCAACGGTATACCTGCCCATCGAGTGGGTGATCATTGGATGACACATTGTTGCGGTGCAATATGTCATGATTCCTTTGCAGCAACAGGTAGCCCCAACGTATTCGTGAACAAAAAGCAATTATGTCGTGTGGATGACTTAACAGCGTGTGGCTCACCTATGGGCAATACACACAGCCCAAATGTTTATGTAAATGGTAGGTGAGTCGAATGGCGGTAATAGGGAGCTTCGGAGTAATTGTATTTGAAGTATCAACAGATAAGATTCAGACTTATGACGAATTTCAACGCACAAACAGCCCACGTTGGCAAGAACATGCCATTATTGGACAAAAGCCAATTTTAGAATTTGAAGGACCAGGTGTGGACACCATTTCCTTTAGTGTTGTGTTACGAGCTGATCTTGGGGTAAATCCAGACGAGCAATTGGTGAAGCTGAGGAAGTTTGCGCGTTGGGGACAGAAAGCGCTCTTTGTACGTGGAAATCAACCCATCTCAACAAATTACTGGGTGATTGATAGTCTCATAGAAAAGCATAGGAACATCGATAAATTAGGAAATGTCTTGACCATTGAAGTGGATTTAAATTTAAAAGAATATGTCAATCAAACAGCCACTGTAGAAGCCAAGAAAACAACGGCATCCAATCAAAATACAAATAATACAACGACATCTAAAAAAGCAAGCGGCACGATGACCATTACAGTGAAATCGGTGCATATACGTGGTGGACCTGGTACAAATAACAAAGTGTTAGGGTATGCCATGAAAGGTGACACGTTAACGGTCTATGGTGAAAAGGATGGATGGTATTCATTAGGTGGTGGAAAGTATATTAGCGCAAATAGTGCCTATTCCTCGTTTAAGAAAGGGTGATGTAATTGTATGAAGTAGAGCCAATGAAACACATAAAATTTGGAGCAACAGGTGTGGAAGAGATTCTGCAGAATGTTGCTTTTGTTTTGTCTACGCCTATTATGAGTTGCCCACTTGATCGCGAATTTGGTTGGAACACTGGTATTGATGATCCGATTCAGTTAAGAAAAGCGCGCTATGTGTATGAAGTGACAGAGGCTGTAATGAAGTTTGAACCAAGAGCCATTGTTTCAGCCGTTGTTTTTGAGGAGTCGGATGTTATGAATGGGCAATTAAGACCGAGAGTGAGGGTAAGCATTAATGACGAATCGCTTTAATTTGCCAGATTTAAATTTCTTTGAAAAAGAACCGGACTTGATTGAGCGTGAAATGCTTTTACATGTCGAAGAAAAAACAGGTTTAACGCTGCAGCGTGCCGACCCAAGAAGAAAGTTTTTACAAGCGTTAATACCATTTATATCGATGGAACGTAACCGATTAGATCATAAGTTAAAACAAAATCGTCTTGCTTACGCTGAAGATGATACTTTGCTTCACATGGGTATGGAAATGTCTACGGAAAAACTCGAAGCAAAGGCAGCAATCACAACTATAGCTTTTATTTTGGAAGAAGATCGGCCAGGAACAATTACCATTCAAGCGGGTGCACTTGTAGGGGAAGAACCTTATTTTGCAATAGATGAAAATTTAATTGTGCCTGTTGGAGAAAACATCGTAACGATTAGTGCTACTTGTATGGAAAAAGGTGAAATTGGTAATGGATTTTTACCAGGAGAAATTTCATCGATGGTGGAACCTATACCCTATGTAAAATCGATTCAAAATACAACAATTTCAAGTGATGGTGTAGAAGAGGAAACAGACGATGCTTATGCAGAGCGTATCCGACTAGCACCTGAAAGCTTTTCCGTGGCCGGTTCTGAGCTAGCCTATATTTATTGGGCTAAATCAACTACTCAGGAGATTGTAGATGCAACAGCAGACTCTCCAGTTGAGGGAGAAGTCGATATACGTATTTTAATGAGGGATGGACGTATACCAACCGAAGAAGAAATAAAGCTGGTAGAAGAAACTATTTCACATAAAAAAGTACGGCCATTGACTGACTTCGTGACAGTGGGTGCACCAACCGTTGTTGGATATGAGGCAGTTGTAGAGTATTGGATTGGAAGTAAAAATGCCACAGTATCTACAATTATCGAAGGGCAAGTGAATACAGCATATCAACAATACCTGGTGTGGCAACGTGAAAAGATGGGGAGAGATGTAGACTTTTCGGAATTGATAGCACGACTAAAACAAGCAGGTGCATCACGTGTAGCAGTTAAATCTGAAATGTTTATTGAAGTGGGAAAAACCGAAGTGGCGCATCCTACACTAATGTCATTGACATTACGAGGGTTGGTCGATGATTGACACGAATTTGTATAACAAGTTGTTGCCCTATAGTTTGTTACAAGATCCAGTCCTGGTTGCAATGTTTGAAGCCGTAGTGATTCAGTTAAAAGAGGCGTATGATGAGGCTGATTTGTTTTTTGATTTAGTCAATATCGATAAAGTACCAGAGCCTTTACTTGATTTGATTGCTTATGAAAAACACGTTGATTTTTATGATCATCAATTAACGATAACCCAAAAACGCGAGCTCATTAAATCATCGATTAGCTGGCATCGTAAAAAGGGCACACGGTGGGCTGTAGAGCGAGTTGTTTCAATTGTCTATCCAAATGCGAATGTGTATGAATGGTTTGAATATGACGGTCATAAGTATCGTTTTAAAATCGAGGTAGACGAGCCATTTATTGCGAGCAAAGACATGAAGCGATTACGCGAATTAGTAGAAGCGACAAAAAACAAGCGATCTTGGCTAGAGTACATCGCTATTAAAATGCCGCAAACACACTATATCGAATTGGAATCAGACCAATATCAATACCCTATTTATTTACCAATCTGTGGAACATTTCATTGCGAAGGGATGCCAGGGAAAATACAAGAAAAAACATTGGAGTTACAAAAGGTAAATTACACATACCCTGTCTATTTACCGATTTGTGGCGAGATATATCCGAATGAGGTGATGGACGAATGGTGACTCGTATAGTCATTGACCGTACCCTAGAATTTTTAAAAAATATGGCCAAGAAAGCAATTGTTACTATCGATAATCAACAAAAAGAAATAGAGTTTCATTCTCAATTAATTGAAAGTGACACCGTAAAAACATATGTGTATTTAGATGATGGGCATGGCACCGTTACAGAGGCAAAGTTGGTAGATGAGCATGGTATTGAATTAGATAAGTACATTGTGCAGATAGAACAAAGCGAGGACGGTTTAATGATTGTGTTTACCTTATCTGTTGTACTGAAAGGAGTGATACAAATTTGAGATTTTCATTTAAAAACGATTATGTATTACTACATTGGAAAGATCGTATATGGAAGATTGGTCCTGATGGGAAACTAATTCCTAAAAAAGATGATGTTGGCGAGGATATGCTCAATCCATTAACCGGGCTACCCTTTTACGAAACAATTGAGGAAGGTACTCGTGTAGCAGCAAGACGCCTGAATCACATGGATTTAGGGATTTATATGGCACATGAATTTTTAGTAGAATTAGCATCTTTAGTAAGACGGATGCAAATACAACTTGAACTTGATGGACGTGTCCCAGGCAACAGCGGAACGTTTTCAGATACTTTGGATGGCAGCACAAATAAAATTACGTTAGATAAAACATTGACCGATATTGTTGAATCTGTGCCCATTGGTACTACGATTTTAAAAGTTGCAAGCGTAGAAGGATTTACACCATTTACTCAAGTAACAATTTTTGATGATCTGTATAGCGAGAATGTCATTATCACATCCGTTGGAACCAATACCATAACTGTACAGGCCCTGCAGCATAATTATAAAAAAGGTGCAAAGGTAGCTCGTAGTAATGTAGTCATCGACACACTCAACGCTGAAATGGGTATTGGGGATTGGCAGACTTATCATGTTGAGTTAGTGGAGGTGGTTTAGGATGGCATGGGAGGTATATGCACGACCTAGTTATTATGAGGGCTCGAAAAGTATAACTATTGAACATAATAAATATAGATATAGACTTCGTTTAGAGGATAC